CGTGCATTTAGAGGGGTTCACGACCCTCATGGATATTTACCGTCCACTTCAGATTACGTAGCTCGTAGCTACGCTCCAAAGGGAGTGTGGACGGCTGCCGGGTGGATTTACTCATAAATATACCACTACCGACAAACCCTTAGTTCTGAGTGTAAAGGACTTTAGCGTCAACCGCGGAAATTCCGGGAAGGTTCTGACTGCCTAAACTCAGCTATGGGGCATATGCATCCGGACACAGCAAGCGCTGTTTCAGCTTCAACTGTGCCCGCCCGACCATAAAGTAGGCTTACGCCATACAATATTTCAACGGCCGGTCGATTTGTCTCAACAATCTTCGACAATACTACTCACCTTTTCTACAGTATCGGATTCGATGGCTTCCTCTGATGGTTCAACTATCGGTGGCTGCTGTCCATTCGCAGACTGTACCAGTTGGTGTGCAGAGTTTATACCACCTGCACCGAATGTGCAGAAGGGTGAGTACTTGTCGAGCGAGGTGTTTGAGTGATCAACTGCTTCGTCCTGCGGTGAAACCTCCTTGAGATGTATGTTTGATGGAGGTTTCGTCATACCTGCAGGATCGAGCTCTTGGTGGACCCCTGGTAAGAACTTATATAGCTCTACACCTTTTTCAGTCTTCACCTCGACGTCCCATACAAATTGGGAGTCGGTCCGGTACAAATTTGTACACCGGGCTTCTAGGTGGAACTGACTAGGGTCTTTGAGTACAACAGGGTATTTAGTAGCCCTGAACTCTTTCATCACCTTACTAGGCAGGTACCCCTGTGTCCACTTCAAATCTTTCTTTTTGAAGTCAAAAGGGGCCTGATAGTTGTATAAGGCATTGGTATTATGTAGATCCTTAATACGATGTTCGTGTTCCCGTAAGGGTTCATCGATACGTCGCATAACTACATCACCATAGCATAGATCTGCAGGAACTTTAGCTATTGTAAGCTTATCATTCCTGTAGCATACGCGGCCTTCAATGTCAAGGTTCTTATTGAGATCTACTCTCTTCCTTCCATCAACTTCAGTTTCGCGGTTCCCAAAGAGACCCTTCTTCAAGCGGTCTTTTAGGAAGCCACCCAACTTACGTTGGAAGGGAGTGTAGTAGGTATCTTCCTCTATCCCTGTTGGGTTGATTCCCACACCACCGAGTGAGGTGTGAGCGGTTAGAGATAAGTCACCTGACAAAGTTGCTTCTGCGATCTCTATAGCATAGTGCTTCTTAACAAGCTTCAATGTACGCTTCTTATCACAACAATTATCTAGAAGATCATTGATCTTGTCAGCAAAGGGCTTCTGGCGTAGTTCGGCTCTACAGCCGTGCTGCCAACCTAAGGCCTTCATTGTCTGATTCTGGTACAGTAGACCTGTGTTAAGGTATCCAATCTTAGTAAAGGAATCGGAAAGGTTTGTCCCGACTTCTATGGCCATCTCGATGGACTTACAGTCGGGCTCGGATTTCTCCGTAGACTCCTCTACCTTGTTTGTAACCTCAACCCAGGGCGGACCCCCTTCCCAAAGTTGGGTCGGTCCGTCTTCTACTTCCTCTTGATCTGTATCTGCCCATAGACCAATAGGGTACGTTACACCATATTTAGCTTTTAACCTCTGCTGGTAAGCTACTGCATCGGCGTAGTTTTCCTCAGACATCCCAGGCGGAGCCAGGGTTGGCTCTTCATCGGCGGAGGATGTGAATCCTATCGTATCACCCTCTTTCGTCGATCCCTTAGGCACGTATTTCTTCTTAGCCTTTACCCCTGCTTTGGCACGCTCTAGGTTGGCTTGAGCTTGGCGTTGCTCTTGGCTCCTATAGGAATAACACACCGAATTCACGGTGAGGAAGTCCTTAGCCAAGTAGTTTTTGCCCTTGCTCAAGGAGAACCCGGCTCGGGTAATCCAAGTAAGCCATTTAGCTGCCAATTCATCTGTAGCTCGGAAGAGTATGTCGTCACCATTAATAAGGACTGGTAACTCCTCTATATCGAACTTCCTCCCCGTGTGCTCTTCCAACGCCAGCCAATAGGCTGCTAGGTTGATAGCACACAATATTGGGAAGGAGATAGGACATCCCATTAGTTGTCCATTCTTCATCATGAAGGGCTCACGCTCTTTGTAGGGATGGTACACCTCGTGTGGTTCTACATAGTTTAGTAGATGGTTCCCTAAGACAGCG